ACTAGAGGCGGACGTTTCTGACCAAGTAGAAGAATATATTAAGCAGTACGGGGTTGTTCCTAAAGATGCGGACGACGCTGCGTTAAAACTACTACGTAAGAAACAAGAAGAATCCATCTTAGAGTCTGGTCAAGCCTATGCGTCTTTTGCCGCTGAACAGGAAAAGTTGAGTCAATTAGCTCAACAACGTGGAATTGGATTAGAGGACTTAACTCGACGAGGTAAGGGGCAATCCCCTGATTTTTTTGACCAAGAAATTCTTGAAGTAGTACGCGAAGGCCGCGAAGCTCTTACTAATTTACAACGCTTAGAAGCGCGTTATGCGGACAGGCTCAACTACCGCAGCATTCTTCAGGGACTTCAAGACAGCGGTAAGAAGCTGACAAAGCGGCAAGCCAAAGAACTTGAGAAGATGCCGCAAGTGTTGGCGGATTTTAAAAAACAGATACGTGAGACACAAGAACTTGTTCGGGATCGCTGGGCAGACGGCGCATTAGCTGCTCAATACAAAAAGTATCAAGCGGCACAAGATGCGTATGAAGAATCCGTTGTTGCGGGGAGTAAGTATTTTACTCGTGAAGTCGCGTCGGTAGAAGGTATACCTTTTGAGGCAGCTAAAAGACTTCGAGACAGTTATGCCCAACGCGCCGCAGCGAGGGTAAAAGCAAATAAAGACCTCAAGAATGCCCGCAGAAACTTAAAGCGGGCTACAACAGATACCACGAAGAAAAAGTGGGAAAAAATTATTGATGAATTAGAAGAAGGCGCAGAAGTTAGGCGACTGGATGAACAGTTCCAAGCATCCCTTGAGAGTTATATTAAGTCGGAAAAAGACCTTCCTTCTCTCGAAAAAATCGGGCTTAAATCTTTTAAGAAAATGGGTCAAGAGATTAAAGAGGGTGTAATTAATAATCGTTTTGCACACATGCAAAACGCTCTGAAATCTATTCGAGGCTCTGTAACTAAGTACGATGAGTTACTAAAAACCAAGCAGATTGATGAAGCTCCTCTTATAGCTGAAAATACGACCTTGTTTAAAGTTGACCCGAATGACCCTACGCAAGTTCTCGTAAATCAAAGCGACTTTACCAAGGCTTTTGACAAACGCTACGGGCGCATATCTGATCCAGATAATGCAAACTCACCTGCGTTTAAAAAGTTTGTGGACGAGGTAAATCGTGTGTTTGACAACACGTTTACCGCTCAAAGTTTAAAAAAGTTGGCTGATGCTGAACTTACTTACAAAGCCAACAAACTAGCAGAAAAAGAATCGGTAACAAGTCTTGCACAAGGACTTATTCGATCATGGTCGCAGCCACCTGCGCTCAAACAAATCTTTTCACAGATAGACAGTACGAACCCGTCTACGTGGCTTGATATGGGGCTACGTTCTAGTTTTAGGCTCTCACGTAATGTCCGCCGTTACTTTGACCCTCAAGCACATCGTTTCGGTGACTTTGATAAAAATGCTCTTAACTCTGCCCAAATTGCTGTAACAAAACAACAGCGGGCAAACGAAGAACTAACTTTGTTGTCCGATCAATGGGTCCGTCAGGGCGACAATTACGTCGAAAACGTGTCGCGGTACCTGACATCAAACGAAGCCTATTTTATCCGGTTTAGGGGTCAACGAGTCGAAACTTCTGAAGGGTTAGGTGTAGGTATCCCTGCGATTATGAACCAAGGTGAAAAGACTCCGTGGAAGCAATTTAAAGAGTACATTCTTGGTTTAGACGATGCCCAAGCAGCTTTAGCTCTACGTGCAACTGCTTTTGCCTATCTTGGTCGTGGGGTTGAGGCGGGTTCAGAATTTAATAAATTTTCGGACGACATTATTGGTATAGCTATTGATGAACTCAAACGTTTAGACGACCTTGCAGACACGTACTCTGACGCAGAACAACTTTCAATGTACGTGAAAAAAATACAGGAGCAGACTAAGAAGTTTGGGGGTATTGATCCAGATGCTTCCAGAACATTTGCTTTCGTGGCAAAAGGTGTTTTACACGGTGCGGTAATGAATGGCTTCCTGACTGACCTTGTTCGGTCGGGCGGTATTGCGATGACCGCAAAGCAAGCGCTTTCTGCCAACACGATCTTAGGTCAAGTAAAAGCTACAGTAGGATACGACGCAGCAAAGGGTAAAAACGTCGCTAAGGTGAAGTCCGAAGCTCCCGGCGCTGAGGCAGGGTTTAGTCCCGCCGAAGGGTTTAAAGCCTTAGAGCAGTACGGGATGTCTATGGATGATGCTCGTTTTGGTAGTATCTTACGGAATTTGCAGGGGCTTGAAGAACTAAGTGGGATACTTATCTCGACAAATCGTATGTCAGATGCGTCAAAAGCCTCTTTTGTTCCTCAAGCTCTCATCCGAAGAATTGAGGAAGAAGCGGGTAAAATTAGTAAACAACTTGCTGCGACATCTGCTCCCGATAGTATGGTAAGAAAGGCGTTGAGCGCAACGGGAACTTATCTTCGCGCATGGCGGACGAACATCTTGTTTGGATCAGTAATGCCTCGCGCGACATACTTTACTAACCAGTTTTCCGGTGACTTGTCCCAGTTACATACGTTTGAAGGGACCATAAGCATCCGTCGTGTACAGCTAGGTAAGCATAAAGGGAAATTGTACACTAGCGGCGCTGCTCCGCTGATGTTTCAGAATGCTTTTACTTACACCCCTTACTGGGGTAACTGGATTCAAGACTATCTAATTACACGTACAAAAGACGCTACCCGCGCAGGTCGCAGGAACGTTCTTACAACACCCCTCCAAGCATTTTTAAACCCGTACATTACGGAATTAATGCGTATGTCTGACGAACTTATGGAAACAAAAGAAGGTTTCCGAAGTGGCGCACAATTTATGGAAGAAGCCCTTGAAGATGGGGTACTCGATACGTTGATGACGGACGACCTCTACCGAATGCTTGACGATGCCCGGAAACTAAACGAAGGGACAGTGGGGGCACGAATCGATCAAGTTCTTACGGGAGTGGACAACTTTAGTTCTAACTGGACAAACATGGTCACTACGACTCAAGCTCGACAACGTTTGGCCCTGTACGCTGAATACCGGTTGATGCGAGGAGAGTCACGGACTGCGGCTAAAGCGGCTGTATTAGACGCACTCTACGACTGGAGACATGGTGTAACTGATTGGGAGATGGCTACAATCGGACAGGTTATTGCTTTCTACCCGTTCTTTAGGCTTGGGGCTAAACAGTTCCAACGAGCCGCTTTGGAAGGATTAACTAACCCTAGTTTAGATATGGCCAAACGTGCTCTTGTGGGCAGGACAAAACTAGCTCGAATGCGTAATCAGGGCCGATTAGTATATTCAGTGGCTAATTACGTGTTTAATGATGACGTTGACCAAGCGATGAATGAAGCTGAAATGCAACACGAAATTTATCGAAGAATGCGTCCTTGGTGGATCGGCTCTCGCCCCGCCCCTTCAAACAATCTCATGCCAAAAAACGACCAAGTTGAGTTTAGAAAAGCTGGTCGTAAAGAAACGTACTACACCACTGTGTTCCCTATGTGGACTGCATTAGACATGGCTGACTTACACCTTAAGTTCTTTAACGGGATAGCGGGGGCGATGTTGTACTACGGTAACAGTGGTCAAGTACGGCCCAGTTACGACGCAGCTAAAACAATCAACAAAACACTGGCTGATTTTTCTCACCCAATATTTAAAGCTGCGACATCTAGTGCACTTGAATTTGGATTTGATGTCGAAACAGGGTACCGAAGCCCCAAAGGAACCCGCTTACGCTTAGGTGAAGTGGGTGCCTATAAAGCCTACTCTAAAGTACCGTTTTTAGGTAGTATGATTAACATGCGCCCTGACGAAAAAGGGTATTATGTAAGTAATCGAACAGCCGATGTGATTCGGGGTATCCCTGTACTTGGTACAGATATACCAAACTTTTGGCGTGACTTTGGTCCAACATCTATGGGTGGAGGTAACCCTAAGTGGGCTTCACAATCTACCGCAGCGATGGCGTTTTACTTACGTAACTGGACAAGTATTGGTCGTCAGATTCCGTTCGATCCTAAAGAAGCACTGTTCAGAGATAGGCAACAGCGTGTGGCTGACTTTAAGAAAGAAGCCAAAAGTTTCCGTGAAATTAGTGCCAGTCGAGGGGCACCTGAAGAAGCGCGTATAAATAAGTTAGAGTTTGATGAAGATGAAAAATAACTTGTACCGAGGTTACCTTTATGGTAGTTGTAAGTTAACGCAGCTAGTGGGCTGAAGAAGCTTACGATCTTTAGCTTGAAGAAAGCTAAAGACTTCTTGAAGAAGGGAGTAATATTGTGTCGTACTTAAAAAAAGATAACCAAGGTTGTGTTATTTACGTCTCTCTATCATCAACCGATGATGAGGCCACAAAAGACGAAATAACCGAAGATGCGCCAAAAGCAGCTTTAGACCTTGAATTAATCACTAAGACGGTTTCTTCTATCAAATCGTGGTTAGAGACTGACCCGACGCAAGAAGAAGCCCAGCAAGTTTTTGACTACGAAGTAGCCAATTCTAACCGTGTGAGCGCAGTCGGTGAAGATGGCTGCTTAACTACATTCCTACAAGGAGAATAAAGTGCCTGTCATAAAAAATAAATCTATCCAACCTGCGGGATCGTTCAACTATGCCGAGGGCATAAAAGTTTATAACGGGACAGCAGATGATTTTTCTACCAACCAAATCGTACAGATTAACGGAGTTGTTGGTGGGGTAGGCTCCGTTCGTCTTGCTGATTCGGTTAGCGCGGATGGTGTACGAGGTCGAGTTCTTGTGCTGAAGCATGATCTTCCTGCGGGCCGTTATGGTGTTGCGTTACCTTGGAAGATTGTTGAAGGTGTAGACACCTCCCGTGGTGGCGGTGGTGCTGTAGGTGACCTATGGTTTATCGGACAGAATGCTGATAAAGGCAACCTTGTTGATACCGCTGTAGGTGTGGGTAGACCTCAAGCACGCACAATCAAAGTTGACGCGACGAATGGTGCCTATCTAGTTGATTGCATTACACCCTTCTAGGAGGCTTGAATGTCTAATTCAGACTTTCCAAGGATGCGCTACAGTGATGTGGTAGAAACCGAAGCTCGTGCGTTAGGTGCGTTTAAAGTCGTTGCCAATGCTCCTGCCGCCGAAATCGACTCGGACTGTCACACCACTGCGGTTAACATTCAAGGGTGTAAACAGTTGGATATCTTTATTGATGTGGCCACTAATCCCGGCAACACATCTACAAAGCTGTACATCAAGGTCCGATTCTCCGGTAAGCAAACTCCATCCACGGGTACAAATGCGGACTGGGGTTACATTCAAGTGGACAACATCGATGGAACTACAGGCATAAGTTCTGTGCAGGACTACATGATTGAGATCGACTTGTTGAATGTAAACGGAACTGGAGCAACTACTTTTCCACGGCGTTACATTTCTCGTATCGAACAAATCAGTGGCCGTCATGCCAGTGCTGTGGTTTGGGTAGATGCTGGAACGGCGACGGGTACGGTGTACTTCCAACGCCAAGGCGGGAGTATGTAATGCCCTACTACTTTACACCTATTCTGCAAGAAGAAAAAAACGTTGACGTTGCTAAAATTGAAGGCGGCGTTACGGTTTCTGCCATGACTGACTTAGTTGGAGGCATACGCACGCTTACACTAGACCGAGAAGCCGGACGCTATGTCTTAAACTGTCCAGAGGCCCAACCTGCACAAGAAGGCTGGGAAGAAAAAACTGCCGAGGAGGTCAACGCTGACTATCCCGGCCTGATAGGAGGTTAGCATGGCGGTCGTTTGGTCGTGGGCATTTGGTGCAGAAACACACACGGAACTTGATTTTATGGGGTGGGGCGGTGTTAGTAATCAAACCGTCCCGGTTACAGGTGCAGGCAAAGTCTACACATATAGTTCCTTCCCCGGCACAAAGTACAGTTTGGAACTTCGGAAAGGTTATATGGTAACCGCGCCGCCTCTGTTGCCTGCCACCGGCAGTGTCGCAACTGCGTTTAAGGTGCAAAGCACCTACGATAACAACAATATAGTGTTAGACATTGTTGGGAACGTCGATGGTGACCGTTGCGAAATTGTTGTAACGAATTCAAGTACGGGGACGGTCACGGGTAGAGTAAATGGCACAGTAGCCGGGACCGCTACTTTACCTACTGGTGATTGGCACTACGTATCTTTTACCTATGATATGAGCACTACAACCTACAGCGCGGAGTTTTTTGCGAACGGCGTATCTTTTGGTAGCGCGACCAATAGTAATTTTACTAACGCACAGACCGGCGTGGTTGTCCGTATCGAAGGCGTTGGGCAGTTCATACCAAACGGCTCGTTACACGCGCAGCTTTTAGCCTACGACAACGCCACATCTGCTGCCGACGCTGCAACACCAATGTTCGTGACGCGGCTAGACCCTAATTTGGACACCAGTGCAGTAGGCTCTTGGACTCCTTCATCGGGGGGCACTAACGTCGGGGTGACCGGCACTAATCCCTACGACAACAGCACGTATACGGAGGAGAGCAGTCCCTCATCGGCAGACAATGTGGTCACACAGGTTAGCAACTTGTCAGCACAATTGGGAATTACTCCTTCTACAGTTTTAGGCGCAACCGCTCACACCTATAGCAGTGGTAGCGGTATTTCAGCATTTGCTAGTATTCGAGATAGCGGCGGAGCCTACACCGATGGTGCTACGGTAACACCAAATGTGGGAGACACAACGTACGCTTTTGCTACTTCAACCGGAATAACAGGGACAAGTACGATCAACCTAAAATATGAAATTGTCTGATGTCTAGTTTATTACGAGGTATGTTCCCCACCGTAGTGCACAATGCGCCCCCAGAGGACGCTAGGCTACATGGTATGTTCTCTACAATGGTGCATAACGCACCTTCAGAAGATGCCAGGCTGCACGGTATGATCAGCACTATTGCATACCAAGTGCCTCCACCACAGGCGATTTGTCCAGACATAACAGGAACTACCGGTGTTCCTGCTACCTTTGACGGTTCTGCCAGCGTGCAGGTTGAGTATTACCGATGGAGTTGGGTGTCCGTTCCGGGTGGCAGTTCATTTGCAAACGCCCCTATTCCTTTCCCTGATAATCAGGCGACAAGCCCCATTGATATGACAAACAATGTGGGGCTGTGGCATTTTGATACAGTTGAAACTGTGTCCATCCCTACAGGCTCTATTGGATTATTCGATACATATGGTGACGGATGGCACAACAATAATTTTGTTAACGTGTCTGTGAACGGGACGGTCGTTTTGTCAAACATTACGTTGCCCTCTGGGTCGGGTCCGTTGTGGTTTGATTATACAGCGAACGTCGGAGATACGGTGTCGGTGTCGTTCAGTGGAGGTTCGTTTCCTAATGAGTGTCAGTATCTTCTAAACGATTCGTCGGGCGGAACTGGTACGACGTTTTACACGTCGCCCACAAACCCGACAACAACATACAATTTCACTGCGCCCGTTTTTGGCTCTGTTTCCACATTAAGTACTCCAGACACAAGTGGGTCGGGAAATGTGGGAGTAGTTAACGGAGCCACGCAAGTATCCGGTCAGGTAGGTTCCCACGCATTTGAGTTTGACGGTAACAACGATAGAATTGAGATTGGAAGCGCGTTTGCATACACAACAGAGGATTTCTCTATTTCATTCTGGGTAAAAGAAGGCGCGTCTCAAAGCGGGTTTACCAACATTTTCGGCAATCAGTCTTCACAAAAGGGTTTTTGTTTAGAGGCTAGCTCATCGGGTGGACATTCATACAGAATGGTTACAGGTGACGGCGGGTGGACATTCGGATCATCGGTAGCACTAACACCGGGCGCTTGGACTCATTTAGCGATTACAAGAAGCGGATCGACGATCATTATATACAAAGATGGCGTACTTGCTGTATCGGACAGTTCGTTTCCGGCGACAATTACAGCGGCCACGATACCTATGTGGATAGGAGCTAATGAGTCTTCTGGTCGATACTGGAGCGGTACATTGGATGAATTTGCTATCTGGGAACGCGCCTTATCTGCATCTGAAGTCTCCGACATTTACGCAGGGCAAGACGGTTCCTTAGCGGGTATTGGGACATCTACTTTTACTTTCACTCCAGATGTGGTTGGCACGTTTACAATAAATTTGGCTGTGACTGACGTAGTTAATACTAATGCAGACTGTGTGGTAACGGCACCTTCCGGCGGCAGTTCTGAGCCTCAAGGTCACGCCACGCAGGGAGGGAGCCTTCAAGGGCACAAAACACAAGGGTTGTTGTGATGGATAAAAAAGCGAAAAGACGTAAAGCAGTCCTGAAAAGACTTGGCTTAAAAGGTGTGAACCAACCAAAGCGAACGCCGAATCACCCTAAGAAGTCTCATGTAGTATACGCAAAGGATGGGAACAAGGAAGGTGTAGTCCGATTCGGTCAACAGGGCGTTCGCGGTGCAGGCAAAAGCCCTAAGTCTGCGAAGGATAAGGCGCGAAAGAAGTCGTATTACGCTAGGCATAACGCCCAAGATTCTAGTCCCCCAAAGACCAGTGCTCGTTACTGGTCACACAAGGTGAAGTGGTAAATGGCCAAGTCTAAAGTAAACGAAGCAGGTAACTATACTAAGCCGGGTATGCGGAAGCGGTTGTTCCAACAAGTAAAGTCTGGTAGTAAAGGGGGCAGACCGGGGCAGTGGAGTGCTCGCAAGGCGCAAATCCTAGCCCGACTCTACAAAGCGAAAGGCGGGGGGTATAAGAACTAATGGCTCTTAAAAAGTCGCAAAAGTCTCTGAATAAGTGGACCAAAGAAGATTGGGGGACTGCTTCGGGTAAACCGAGCATTCAGGGTAAAGATGCGACTGGTGAAGCCTACATGCCTAAAAGCAAACGTCAAGCACTCAAGTCCTCGGTAAAAGGGCGGCAAAAGCTTGCGCGGGCCAACGCGGTAAAACGCGCGGCAACTAAAGCTGGGAAACAGTTTGCAAAACATGGTTTACACAAAAGAAAAAGGGCGTAGTCACATGAGAGAAATTAGAGAAAAGGCCGCTAACAATGCACTTAAGTTAAGTGCGTCTGATCGGAAACAGATGCAGGAAGTTATCGCTGAACTTAAAAAAGCAGTGGAAATGCACCGCAGTCAGCATGAACGTTTACAGAAAATTTTAGACAACTCTAAATAAAGGAAACCCCATGCCTCTACTTAGTAAAGAAGAACGACAAACCCTCACCCCAGATGAGAAGCGAAAGCTACGTAAAGAACGGCGTGCTGTTCGGCGTGAAGAACGAGGCCCTTTTTTGGGCATTAAAATGGACAAGTTAGAAGAACTTGCCGAGCCGTTAATCTTAGACATTGCAGGGGATTTGTTGCCCGGTGAGGAGAAAATGCTTGAGGTCATTGATGATCTTAGCGAACACGCCGACGAGTTCCTTACTTGGACAGGCTTGCCTACAGTTGTCTCATTAGCTTTAGAAGCTGTGGACGGTATCTTTCTTCGTGCAATTGCGCGGGGCACCCTTCGCCCAGTTGTTCAACGGGTGTATGACCGGTTGAAAGCTGAAGGCAAACTTGATGAAGCCAGTGAAGAATGAACTATCAGAAGCAAAGACAAGGTGCCCGAAAGAAAGCTGTGACGAGGCGTATTGCTAAGTCGGGTACAAGTGCGGGTAAACCTGTCAAGCATCCTGATCGTAACTATAAGAAAGAAGCGAAGAACCTTAAGAAGCATCAAGACAAGCGCGTAGCTATGAATCGATACAATCGTAGAAAAGGCACATATGGTAATGGAGACAAGAAGGATGCTTCGCACAAAGATTTGAATAAAGATGGGCGGATTGCACCGAATGAAATCGGCGGCTTTGAAAAACAAAGTCGTAACCGCGCAAGGAAAACATGATTGGACAACTGGTATGCACGTAAACAAGCGCAAGCTTTAGGAGAACAAATGCCCCCCACAATACGTCAAGGAGACACCGGTAACGCTGTGAGAGAGTGTCAGGCGTTGTTGTGCGCCCATAGTTTTACGACAACCATAGACGGCGTGTTTGGGGCAAATACTACAAAGCAGGTAAAAGCTTTTCAATCTTCCGAGGGGTTAACCGCTGACGGGATTGTTGGTGCAAACACTTGGACTGCACTTGAGCAAAGCTTTCCTGATCGGTCTATACCGATTCAATGGTCAGTTGTAGTATCACACTTCTCTGAAATGCTCACCCAACGTTACCTCTTGTCTGGGGCACAATGCCCGTCTAACCCACCCGGAATGAGTCTTAAGCGGATCGGAACTGAAACTACAAACTGCGTGCTGTTTACCGCGTGGTTACTTAGCAAGGCGTTCCACGACATCTACAAGGTAAAGTTTACCGGAACACAGTGGTCAGATTGGATGGTGTCATCGGGTACACCTGACGTAAAAGTACCGGGGTATGGTCCGCGTGTAATGAAAGAATGGGGCTGTGGCATGACTTCTCCGGGTGAAGGCCCGTGGTTAGTCCAGTTGTTTCGTCCCAATGGTGGAGGGCATTCTTTAATCGTCGTAGACCACGACCGTAAGACCGATAAGATACTAACACTCGAAGCTTCTTCGACGATTGACGGCGCGGGCTGGTACGAAATAGGGCCTCTCCGTGAAGTTTATAATCCCGGTCCTGACTGGGTTAACCGTGTCAACCAAACGTGGGCATCTCGTTTTAGTGGGGTTGAGCAGTTACATGTGATACGGTTAAACATCTCTATAGAAAGTATCCGTGAATGGTTGCAAGAAGGTGCCTAATGTCTAATTCAAACGGCGTAGAAGATAGAGTCCGCCAGAACACAGCTAGGGTGATTGCTTTGGAAAAAGATGTAGGTAAACTGCAAGTGGAAACCTCTAAGTTTCAGCTTATCGTAGATCATCAGGATGAGCGGCAACAAGAGCGCTTCAACACTCTCTGTACTCAACAGTTAGAGATGAAAGACATTATGAAAGCGAGGGCAGCGGCAGACGAGAAACGTGCCGAAGAAGCCCGTAAGTATCGCGAAGAACGCGAGAAACAAGAGGCACAAGCTAACTTAGACAAACAAAAGTGGCTCCAATCTCTACTTACACCACAAACTCTTGTGATCATTCTCGTCATTCTCGCGGGCATGTTTGGTGTCAAAGGGATTGACATGATGAGCGCGACGGGAGTTGCCGTACAGGACAACCCACCGCCTACTGGGACCATTCCCTAGCTTGCTCGGCTTGCGGTAAGGCCCTCGGTGTGGTCACCGCCATGAACCACAACGGTACCCTCATCATCTAAGACGATGCGTGTCCAGTCCGCAGGTGGACGACCACGCGGTTGGAACGGGTTCTGGATGACGGTAACCGCTGGGATACCCTTCATAATGTTAAGCAACCTTCGCAGGTAGTTTAGGTCCACCCCCCGGTCAGGTGTCGTTAATACGATCAAGTCTTGAGGGGGTAGCATTTGTGCGATAGCTCCACCAATCGCTGTGCAAAGCGTGACAAGTTCGGCCCCGCTGACATGTGAGCGTAAGAACTCATCCTCTGGGTCGTAGAAACCAATCAGAATACTAGACCCAGTTACGGATAAGCCCACGTAATCAGGGAAGTCAAGCGGCAACGATTCTGTAATCTGTGAGGATATACGCCGTGAGTTCGTCTCAATCAGTCCGTACATCTTATCCATGCAAGCCTTCGCTATCGCCTTACAGTCCTCGCTTTGTTGGGTAGCATCGTTGTACGCGCTCTGAAGGGCCGCTATGCGGTCTGACGAGGGTGGTCCACCCAGTCTATCAAGTTGGGCCTGTGCTTGCGCTAGACGGCCCCCTAGGGCCTTCAGGTCTACTTCAGAAGCACACACCCCACACTTACCTAAATTGTTCTTCACTTGAAAATCAAGTAGGGTAATGATTGACTGAACAACCATAGCTTTATCCGCGTGCTCGGCTCCCTTCTCTGACATTACACCAAGGCGCTCTAGGGCTACCTTGAGTGAACGGGCTTCGGCTGCGTGAGCTAGTTGAGCCTTACGTGCGTACTCCTCCATCCGAAGTAATGACAAGTGAGGTGGAAGATCACTACTATCGTCAGTAACCCTAACCTCTTCCCCCACCATAAAATCATTGACAGCGCCGTAGTCCCAGTCGCGTCCGAAGTATTTAACTAGGAAGCGAGCGGTTACCGCTTTACTGCCTTTGAGTGCCCCTAACAATTCAGGAAGCAGGAAGTGAACATCACCATCAACTGGTTGGTGCTTGGGACGCTTGCCTCTCTCCATGACCCAGCTCGCTGTCTTGCCGTTACTTAGCTTTACTACAGCGAACAGTGAGTCCTCGTTGGGGTGAAGTAGCCCCTCTAAAATCTTAGATGCTTTGGCTTTATCTCGTCCACCAAGGTCGCGGGCTTCACCTGTCAAAGCTAACTCAAGTGCATTGATGAGTGCAGTCTTGCCCGATCCATTTGGCCCAGAGATAAACAAGTTCTTAGATAGACCAGACAAGCAGATGCTGCCCGGAAACTTAATGTTGGTTTGAATGTCAGTTATGTACGTTGTCATTATCTTGCTCCTATACTTCCGCCCACGAATACCCCACGTCTGCTTCAGCCGAGAAGGTTACGGGTAGACCGGCAACTTTACGGGTTAGGCTTTTCGTGATGACTTCGCGAGCGTAGTCAGCTTTTGCTTCTTTCACTTGAACGAGAACAGCGTCGTGAAGCTGGTTCACTAGCCCTTCTCTTTTCCTAAAGTCAAACGGTAGGTGTTGCATCATGTCTAGCATTCCCTGCGCGACAATCGCAAAGCCCCCCGCTTGAACTGGGAAGTTTACAATGGCGTTAAAATCTTCTTCGTAGAAGTAGCGCCGTCTACCGGTAACGGGTTCTTCAACGTACCCATCACGGCGGTAGTTATCTAGTTCACGGTCCCACCACAACTTGAACTCTGGGGCAGCACGTAGCCACTTGCGGTGTAGGGCGCGAACGTCTCTAATAGTCTGGTTTGCGTATAAAAGATTACCATCCTTATCTTCAGCCTTCATCAGAATCTCGTGGACCTTGGGCGGTGAAGCTCCGTACAACGACGAGAAACAAATGGTTTTGGCTAGGTCACGCAGCTTTTTAAACTGGCCCTTACCCTTCTCAATCTTCTTCTTGGGTGCGCCCGGAGTATCCCAGAACCGTTGACCGAACATCATGTCACCGGTCAGGTTGTGCGGGTCGATCTCCTTCTTCTCAAACGCGTCAAGGTAGTGACGTGCGCCCGCTAATGCAGCGGCGAACCGAAGTTCGAGCTGGTCGAAGTCAGCCCCTACGAACACCATCCCCTTGGCGGGTACAAACATATCCCGTAACGCGTAAGGAATGTTTTGGAAGTTAGGGTTAGAGCTAGAGAAGCGCCCGCTAATTGTACCGTGGGCGTTGTAATCAGGATAGATAAAGCTATCGCTGTCCACGATACCCATGCCGGGGGCAAGCTTCTTAATGTACGTGTTGAGTAACTTACTGGACTTGCGGTACCTACGTAACGCGTCAACCGCAGCACGCTGGTCTGCGTCCAGTGAAGGGTTGCCCAATAGGAAACGTAAGGTGGACGCGTCAGTGCTGGGTTCACCTGACGAGGTAAACTCTTGCGGGGGTAGCGCCCAGCGATCAAACAACAGTGCGCGTACTTGATCGTGTGAGTTGGGGTTGAGTGCGCCCACGATTTTATGGAACTTGTTCAACCACTTCTGTGAGTCAGCAACCAATTCCTTCTCATACTGCCGTCTCTTACTATCATCAATCCGTATCCCAAGCCGGTGCATCCCAGCACACAAAGCCTGAAGCTTCTGGTCGGTCTGGTACAGATGTAACTGATTACGCTTGCGCGCCTGACTAAGTAACGGGTCAATGATGCGATGCGTCACCGCAACGTCTGTCGCGCAATACTGATGCAACTCTAAATCATCTTGTGCAGTTGTAGCGGTATGCTCTGATTTCCAAGCTGGTACGTCAGTTTCTACTGAACCAATGTAAGCCAGACCATGCGGAAACTCTGACCGAGCAAGTTTATGCAGTAAGATAGTATCGAGTAGTGGAGAAGGAGTTACACCAAGATGCTGTTCGATAACAATCCTGTCGTAGTAACCGGCGTTATGACCCACCTTGAGGATGTCATCGTCACCGAAAAACCTCGCCAAGATAGCTCTTACTCGTACGAGGTCATTCCCCGTGTAGAACTTAGACTCGCCACTTATGGAAAGCAGAGGAACAATAAAGACTTCTTTGTCTGTTCCCAGCCCTATGCACCTAAGTCCAGCCGTTAACGGCTCTAGCGCGTCCGTCTCTACGTCGTAGGTGATACGTCGATCTGTTTTAGGGAGAGACTTCACGCGCGCGAAGAAGTCCTCTAGCTCTTGTGGCGTAGGATGAAAGTTTGTATCAGGGTCTTGCCAACGTAGTTTGTTAGCGAAAAATCGAAAGGCTTTGGCCACGTCAGACCTAAACGTCGCAGCCCATTGAGGGTTACGGATAATGTGACGTGGGTGAAAGGTCGGGAGTACACTGCCCGCACTTGTCTTAGTCGGGCCACCTCGAATCGCACCGAGGCTAGGGTTTCCCGGTAGCACAGCCTTGGCTGCACTTGAACCCAGAGTGAGTTTAAACGGATGCAGCTTTAACTCTGCATCAAGGCGGGGGCGGCAACAAACAGCCGGGGTTGGCATAGGTGCAAGCCCATTCTTTACCCGCCGCCGATTCTCTTTCTTGAGTTTAGCTAAGAACTCTTTAGGGTTGTCGTTAGGGTAACGGCAAGCAACGACATTCGCGAAGCTTGCACGTTCCCATGCTTTATCTCCTAGCGCTTTGACCAGTGCAGCACCGTCCGGTCCAGCAAACGGTAGGTTATATGTCACCGCCTGTTTACTAGGTGCATCCCCCAACACGAGTAGCTTAGACTCTCGGATGGTGGAGTCCACCGGGGAGAACTCATTACGTTCTCCCCAGTAGACTTGCAGGGGACAGTTGTTGCAATCTGGCTTCATTAGATTTCTAGGAAGGACAGAGGATCACCACTGTCTTTTTGCGTAGCAGGTGGAGCAGGAGTCGCCGCTGGTTCAGGGGCGGGAGCAGGTTCCGTCGCTGCTTGTACAGGTGTAGTCTGTACATCCCCAGACGCTTTGGTGTAAAACTCGTAGTCCTTTTTTGTTACCCATTTAAATGATGGGTAACTGTTTTCGTCGGCACGTGGGGTAAAGTAGACATATCCCAGTTTGTTTTTAAATGCGTCAGCCGTCAAGCTGATCTCGCCCTTGGCGAGTTTATCTTGCGAGACACCTACACTCAAAAGTAAAGCAACCCAAATCCTGTTTAACCATTCAGGGTCTGAATCACCCGTGGGAAGATTAATACCAAAGGTTTCAGTTGCCCCGTCATGTTCCCCTTCGGCAACACTTAAACGGAACAAAGCTCGTGCAGCGCCAGCCCGTGTGGTGGTTTCTTCTGACTCACGAATCAAGACCTTATAGTAGCCCTCCTCATTCATGCGGCGAAACACGCCAGCGGGTTGAACGTTTGAAAAGTTAGCTTTAAATGCCCAAGTCATTTGATTGTTCTCCTAAATTGTTAGAGATGTTAGTAATGAAATTATCGACTAGAGTTAGCCGATGAAGTTTAAGGTTTGCGGTATCAATAGCATCCATCAACGCCCAACGAATGTGGGGTTGAGAATACTTGCCATTAAGTTGTTGAAAGCATTTTGTGAGTAGTTGTTGGAGTTCCTCCTTGTTCTTCTCTTGAAGTATGGGTTGAAGTTTTGGGACGAGTCCCGTGACAATCTTATCCATCCACTGCAACGCTTTAGGTCGAGGCAAGTTATAGCCCGCCTCAAGCAGTAGTACGCGGAGGTTAAGGGGAAAGGTGGGGGGTGAGATACCAAGGCGGTCCTTTGTAACGTAGGAAGCATCTGGCCCCGTCTGGTATACATAGGGCCAGCTACCAAGCGACTCGCCGGAATAGACTACACGTGCCACGAAGTCAGCCATAGCGGGGAGCTTCTCTGGAAGTTGCCAACCGGGTATGAGCGGGGCACCGGGGATGTGTCGCGTGCCGTGCTCGTTAGTCACTTCCTTGGGAGCCTGTTGGTGCATTGTAAACACAACGGGGATACCTGCTTCACGGGCCGCGTCACGTAGCTCGTAGACGCGTTTGTTGAACTCATCAAAGGCAGACCAGCCCTTGAACCGTTGCTTGCATTGTTGTAGTTCTGCATCGGCAATAATGCTAAAGTCATCGACTACAACAGCCGGACACTTCTTTGTGTCTTTACTGCGTAGGATGTTGACGATCTCCCCCACGTTCCTAGGCGTGACGGTCTTGGGGGTAACGTCGAGAAAATTAGCGCATTTAGTTGCGCCGATAGGTGCGATAAAAAGTCCGTCAGGAAACGCGCGGATAGCTCCGAGCGTTTTCCCACAACCGGACGGCCCGTAAGTTAGGGCGAACAGGTCTTGTCGTGTCATTGTTAGAATCCGTATTGACAGGTTTCGTGATACGGGCATGGACCGTAAGGAGTCCAGCACGCAGTTTCATGGTGGACGGCTGGCCATTTCATGGGGTCGTCCAAGTGTTGGTGTTGTTTGATAATTCCTTCAGCGGCTAAGAGGGTTTGTTTAAATGTACGCAAAGCATACGGGGCGGGTTCAAGTGTTGGACGTTTGTACGCGGGTGACTCTTTTACGTCGCGCGGGAGTTGAATCATATTGAGTACAACCCCACCGAAGTTATCACCGAAGGCACGTTTACCTAGTACGCGGTACCCTAAGAACTGACCTGATAAAGTGTACCGGCGCACAGTCTTGGGGGAGATGCGGAAGGTTGTCTTGTGATCAACAATCCAAATCTTACCACTGCTGTCCTTTACAATTAGGTCAGCACGTTGTGTGTAGAGATGCCGGTTACCTTGTTCGTCAGTAACGTGACTCCTAAACTGCTCCTCAATGTAGAGCGGTTCCCACTTGTCAAACTTCCAATGGTTGATGTAAGAAGCCACAACGTGTTGAGCCAAAGCAGCGTGCTCCATCCATAGCTCGTTCTTATCTTCCGTGTAGTTGTCCAAGGCAAGCTTGCCAATGCCCTCGATAGGTTCATAGAACTCATTGGGGTCTTGCCCGTTAAGCTTGGCCTTCATCCGGGCGTAGTATTGAGCCAGTCCAAGGTGGACCAGTACGCCCTTCACCAAGGGATCGCTTAAGGTATAGGACTTCTCTCGCCCTAGCGCGTACTTGCGCGGGCACTGCAACACCGTCTGAAGGCGGTGCCAACCAGCCTCTGACGGGCCGGGGTCAATAAGTTTTGGCATGGGATTATTTCTCGCTGTGGTTATCGGGTAGTTGAATGGGTTGTTGTTTGCCTAAGATTTTGACTATCTTGTCGAACAGTGTTGGGTTTGTTTCATCTTCGGGGTTGAGCCTAGTACGTTCCCTCGAACGAGTCAAGTCCTCTTGAGTGAAAAGAAGTGTTTCGTACGCACCGCTTGCGTTCTTCACAAGGATTGAGAAGTACCACGAGTCGGCTGCGTTCTTTTTATCTAGGTTAGATTTCATTTCTAGTAGTCCACGTTTCATTATATTTTATCCATGATTGAGTTAATGATTGCTTCTTCATCGTCTACACCTGACAGTACGTCAGCGATGTCCTGCGCCTCGGAGTGGTCTAGTGCAGCCGTTAAGTTCTCCAGCTTGTTAAGCAGAAGGTCAGCGATGTGTTCATCCACTGTACCCTCACAAATTGCGTACATGATTAAGACAGCGCGGTCGCTACCCTTACGATGAAACCGCCCCTCTGCTTGCTCTATCATCCCCGGTGTCCAAGGGATGAGCGCCATGATTGCAAGGTCTGTGCGTTGAAGGCCGTCAAACGCCTCACCAAACGCGTTGGTCGTACCCACGAGGCAACAGCCCCCTTCATACTTTGAGTAAGCCTGTACCATAGCATCACGCTCCTCTGACCCCACGCCGCCGTGACCCCACCACATAGGTGCGTCTAGTTTCTCGCAGCGCTTACCAATGGCAGAGGCTAAATCCTCACAGTCTTTCTTGCGCCCTGTAAACACGACAACCTTTTGTCCAGCGGCAACGTTCTCCTCTACGATCTCAATCAACCACTTGCGTTTACGCGCGGCAGCTTCCATCAGCTTGAGTTCAAACAGAGCTTGTTTCCCTAGCTTGGACGCACGCTTAAACTCGTCCTTGAATCCAGTGGCCCTACTTTGGTCTACACGTGACAGGTAACAAAGTTGTCGGCGCATAGGAGGCAGCGACTTCTTTACTTCGTCAGGGTCTACCTTATGAATCACCCACCTTAGTCGGTCCTGTAACTCTGGTATGTTGCTACGCCCGTTGGCTTCCCAGCCGCCCCACTTGTTTTGTCGAGCGTTACAGTAACGTTTCTTCCACTCTAACCCTGTTCCCCAGCAACCGGGTTCAAGTAAGTCCAGTGCAGAGTATAAGTCGGACAGCGAGTTAGGTGCTGGTGTGGCAGATAAACCTAACCGCCGTGTACAGTAGGTCGCAAGCTTGGCAGAACTCCCGCTAATGTTGTTGGCATAGCCCCACTTCGGGCGACCGTTGTGGCCAATAGTTTTCTCCCAACGCTTCCAATTCTTCGCGCGGTGTATCTCGTCATAGATTACTTGCATGGTCCCATAACTACGCCACGCGATGAGCGTACCTATCCAAGCGGGTAAACATTCCCAGCCGATGATCACATGCGTAACGTCCGGGTCTATCCGTTCGGGTGTCTTACCCATTAATAATGTAGGGCGGACGTGAGACAGCTTCTCGAACTCTCGTTGCCATTGTCGCCGCGCAAGTGCACGCGTCACGATGACGGTCTTGTCTGCGACTTCACCTGACAAGCTCCAAAGAACTCCCCCCGCTGTCTTGCCGCTACCGCACGGCCAATAAAACAGAGTCCCGTCCCTTGAGATACCGTGGGCTAACCCCTTGAGTTGGTAAGATGTTAGCCACCCATCCAGCCAGTCAGGAGAGTCGGGAGGTAAAGCATAACCTTTTGGTGAACTTAAATCTATCCCCAGTAAACCACTACAGTTTAAGGGCGGACCTTTGTGGCGCTCCTGACCTTTACCTCTCATGCCGGGTACGTCTGAAGCTCCACCTACACGAGCGTAATTACTGGGGAGTCTCATGCTTCACCTGCGTTATAGGTTAGGGCTTCACCCCAACTAAGGTAGTAACGTTGACCATACAAGTGCTGTAATGTGTGGTGATTTGTGTGGGGTGAGACTAGCCCCAACAATTGCGCTTCACTTGTCAGGGTGTTGTTTGTTAAGCATATCGCGAATGAAGTTGGTTGCTTAACGTGCTTACAGAATACGGGGCGCACATAGGCGCGTAACTTGTCGAGCATGTTAGCCCCCACTGTTGGTGTAACTTTCAATGATGCGTATCTCGCGGTGAGCATTACGCGCGCGGCAGGTTAGGCATGGGTTAACCTGTGAGCATGGTTGTACTCGGTTCGTTGCTGTATGCCAGAACCGGACTTCACAAGGTTTATCCGCCAACTCTGCAACGACCTTAACCGCATCAAGGGGGAAGTTTAAATAAGCCTGTACCCCCATCAGAAGCCCCTATCGTCAAGAGTCATCATAAACGCTTCATACTCCCCGATGTCGAGGTCTGGGATACTGTCCTGAAAGATGCCGATGATCACGCCGTAGGAACACCCAAGAACAAAACGTAACTTGTTACAGAGGTCTGCGAGCGCGCGCATGGAGTCAACGCGGTGACGAGTGGGCCAATGTTTTTGAATGAGTTGTTGCATGTCCATTATGAAACTCCGTTAGATTCTAGTAGGTCGGTTAGGAACTGTGAAACTTCTTTAAGACGCACCGGGCACATAGGCCCGGTAACGTCGTGCTGGGGTTGTTAGGTTGTTTGTACGTTAGCGGATTGGATAGCGGTTTTGATTAGATTAAAATCAAAGTCAGCCTTCGATGTCAACGGAGTTAACTGCTTGAGAAGTTCAGCCAGTACACCATGATCAAGGTACACGTCGTTGTAACTAGCACCGTACTGTTCCACTCCAGCGAAGTAAATCACTTCGAGAAGCGTCACAATACACGCGACTGGCCAGTGCAGGTGGTGTCTAATAAAATCCTCCCACACTTTTAATGTGAACAAACAAGCCTCACCTAAACTAGGGAATAAGGTGTGTTCGTAGTTAAAATCACCATGATAAAACGCCTCGACGACCATCTCTAAAACTAGATCGGTAGTCTCCTCCAATGCGTGGTCAACACCACAATGAGGGTGCTTCAGGTAGTCGGGGTGTATCCGTAGAGTTACAGGGGTTGCATCCTGTTCCTCCTTTACGGTCCAAGGTGAAACGGTATAGTTAAATGTATTGCGATTTAGGTTTGAATTTTCCATAACTCTCTCGTTGTTGGTTAAGCTGTAGAGTTTCCTCTACACGTGACTAGACCCTCCGACTTACCCAAGGCGGATAAGCGGAGTGAATTTTCTTGTTAGTCCATCACATAGACGTGGTACCTACCGTCCAGCTCCTTGTTTGTTATAGCGCTAAGTTTGTTACGCTTGATATACTCTAGCGCTTCAAGCATGGTTAAGAATGCAGCGATACTGATCATCATAGTCTCCTTGTTGAGTTGTTAGGTTGTTACCCATATCTGGGGGTTACCGCACTGGATGTCGTTACATACAGCACAGGTGAAATAACTTGAATCATCACTCTTGTGCGAGTGACTAAGCCAGCCCAAGGTTTCTAGCGCCGCCGTGATACTGGCGTGCTCTTGGTCTGATTCATCTTGAGAAGTCGCCCAGAAATCAATATGGGACCAGTCATCGTTAGCGACTCCACACGAGCAGTCATCACAGAGCTTGTGTTGTTGTTCCTTGACCGCCCACATCAGACACCTCCTTGGGGGATTGCTTGCAGTTGTCGCCATTGGTCTGGTTGAGCAAACGGGGAGCGACTTAACCGTACTGAATAGTCTTGACCGACGACGACGATACGAGCGGCAACGTTATAACCTAAAACGTTCCACCCGTACGAGTGGAGCACCTTTACGGCTACGTCGACAAAGTTAGATTCATAGCAGTCGATACACACGATAGCTTCTTCGTCTGTCGTTGGGTCGGAGATTACGATACGGGTTCGAGGTGTATCGGGTGACCGCCCTTCGTAGCGGGTTAGGTACTCCCGCTTGTGTTTCTCATGCTTAACGATAAACGTACGCAGTGATTGCATATCGGCCCCCTTAGTCTGTACTGTTAAACAATTGGGTGAGTTGTTCTAAGACCTCGAACACGTGTTCAGCGCTACTCTTAAGCCGTCGTGTGGATGTCAGGCGTACGCATACAGCCGGATCATTCGCGCTCTCGTAGAACTCAACATCAAACGCGGACAGGTTAATGGTCCCGCGTTGATTCTCTTTGTCGAATGTTAGTCTACAGTATTGGGTGTTGTAGTTAGCCTTCAACAAGTCTACAAAGATTTCAGTGTTAGTCTTGGGCATTACTCACCCCCACGTAAATGTTTTTAAGGATGTGGGTGGCTTCTTGCTCTAAGCTGGTAAGAAGATAAACATACTCGTGCTCTAATACTTTCCAATCACAACCACGGGCTACAGTGACTGTTTCAACTAAGCGCTTACACAGAGCCAACATATCAGGAGCGGCACAGATTAAACGACTGTTAGCATCAGCAACCGGAGAGAAGGGATAGTTAACGCCGCTATCCTCTGGACGGGATAGCATCTCACAGATAGGCGTACCATCAGGAGCTTGTATCTCACAAGCGTTCTCAACCCAAGGACCGGGAGTGTTAACGGCTAACACTTGCACAACTTTATAAGGCTTATCCATTACTCACCTCCGTAACGAAGCTTGGTGATTGGACGTGAAATCTGTTTATGGAATTGCTCGTGTGTATAGATACGCGCCATGGTTCGACTGTAATACTTACCCGCACAGGTGGCGTAGGTACCTGTGATCTCACCGGTTAGCATCTCGCTCATCTGAAATGCGAAACCATCTTCAAACGACTTTGACCACAGAGGGGGCAAAGCTTCAAGGGCGTCATCAAACTCGGTGCAGGTTATCTCACGCCAATTTGTAGTGTAATGACCTTCAACGGCTTTATGGTATTCCTCAAAGGTGACCACCTTATGCTCTAATAAGTCAAAAGGTTTAAACTCGGACCAACGCCCGACAAATCCGCCGCCTTCTTTCTTCTTCAATATGTCCACACAATGGGGACGACCACTATCATCAACGCGCATCAGCACGTGATTGTACTCTGATAAATCCATGAGGGGTTCTCCTTGTTAAGTTGTTCGGGTGTTGAGTTGTTCAACTACAGCCAGACTAAACCATCCAGCACCAGATGGCAACAACTATTCAAAAATAGTTTGAAAATGCGATCTCAAACTATTGACTACACCTGACAAATCTTTCGTTTTTACGCGCGCACGCGCCTACGCGCGCGTAATTCGCGAATCGAAATTCGCGAATAAAAATTCCGGAATTAAATTTCGTGAATCAGAATTCGCGAAACAGAATTCACGAATCAGAATTCGTGTATTGGAATTTACGAATCAGAATACCGGAAAAACTTTTCGGGTATTGTGACATTTTGTCACTCGTTGGCGTTAGTTGGTTTTGTCTGGTAAATGTCAAATCGATTTTAAGGCCCCTAGCGGCCCCGTAGTGACGTTTTGACCCCTTGCCCGTACCTTACCCCTCAGAAGTCGCTAGGACGCGAAATCGATTTATAGTCCTTCGAACCTACGTTTTCAGCCGGTAAAAAAAGGTGACCAAAGTTGTCAAAAAAACTTGACCTCCAGAGTGGGACAGACTAGCGCGCGCGAGGGTAACCGCCGCAACCCCCACGAGCGGACGACCTAAACACGGGGAAACGTTAGCGCGCCGCGCCCTAAACACGGCCCAAGTTTAGCGCTAAAAAAAAGGTTTAGGATGACTAACCAATATGCAAGGTTAAACCTAAACTTTCGAGGATCTTATTAATAGTTGGTAACTTTCTGCTGTGTTTAGGTGGCATTGGTGCTCATTGGAGTTATACTAACAGCGTTGGCAAGTTAACCCAGCCAACAAGGAGCAACCCATGACAGCAAACAACCCCCACAACTACACACCCGCGCGCACCGTGCGTAACGTCGACAACTGGCCAATGGTCAATTGGCAAGGGTGCGTCAACATCCTAACCCTGCACGGCATTGTCCTGTATCACGACATCGGGGACACCCTCGACGACGGGACAGTCGTGCAGCACGCTAACGAATGCCCGACCTTGGAGTTGGAGGACTTCTTCTATACGGTCTACCGTGAATGGAGCATGCAGGACATCATAGACGGCCAAGCGGATGCATGGATTGACGCGCGCCACGTTTACTTGTGGCTGGATTTACCCGTCGATTCGTTGGGAGAGATTGAGCACCACAAGGATATCCCGTACGTATTCGGAGAGTACACGACGAACCGCCGCAAGCCCTTAACAAAGCCCTATGCGGCAAACCGTAACTACCGAGAAGAAGCGCGCCGCCTTCGGTGGGCGGAGCTTGCACCGCTTAACGTCATGCAGTGTCGTGTTATGCGGGTGCATCGGCTTGATGAGTTCTACCCAGTGTCAGAATACCCTAGCAGTGTAGAAGTCAAACAAGCACGACGCGCCCGGATGCGCGACCCCCAACGACGGGAGCGCATCATCCGCAGACGTAAGCAATACACGGAAAGCACACTAAAGCACGCGGTCAAATTCTAACAACCACACAGCCCCGGAGACGGGGCACAAGGAGCAACCCATGACAAACCCAACCAACAACCCAACCAACCCAACCAACGCCACAGGAGGCGACATCATGACTGTATCATTCATCCACACCAACGGAACCCGCACCGACAACCTAAGCCAAGAGGAGGCTATGAGACTTTACGCCGCGTCAGGGTTTACAGGTCGCATCTTAAAGGCCCCAGAAGCCACGGAGACGGCCCCAGAAGCCACGCCAGCGCCTAACGGGTGGGAAACCTTGCCCGGAGCTTCGGAGAGTTACGTGTTAACCGTTGGCGACCGTTGCCCAGAGTGTAAGACGGGCCGAATCATCCAAGGACGCGCCGGGTTAGGTTGCGCCGGATTCCGTGACGGGTGCACCGTGCACCAGCGCATAAGAAAAGACGGGCGCTACTTCCCACCCGCCGAGCCTGTAACCCTTGCGCCCTCGTCACCATGGGAGCGCATGAACGCCAACCCAGCGCCAGCGCCCGCCACGGATGAACCCCCGTTTACCCTAGACGATGAACTAAACATCAAAACAGGGGAACTGTACCGCAAAAAGACCGGCGTTTATCCTTCGTGGTGGTTAGCAATGGAGGGTAGGTATAAAGCCCTCAAAGGTGAGAAAGCTCTATACGCTGCCAAAGAACGCGCGCGCCAACTAGCAGAGCAACCGGCACCAACGCCCGCCCCTCAACCTATCATCGAAGTAACCCCTAAGAAATACAAAGCGGGAGAGGTGGACCCCGAAGCAAAGAAGCGAGTCGAGGACCAGCGGCAATATCTGGAGGGGTTAGGGTTTGCAACCGCCGACACCATCTACCCGCCCGGTTCACAGGTGGTCGGCATGGGGCAACAGAACTTCAACCAGCACAAGCGCGACCTTGAAGCTATGCCCACCATCGAGGAGGAGTGCAGCAACAAGGCGCAAATCATAGCGGACGAAAACCGCCGAGGGTTCACCGTCGCTATCAAGGACCTATCTTTTGATGGTGACGTGCTGCGGATGCCAAACGGCCAGCCCTTGCAGCTTGAATGGAACGCCCTCAAGAGTTGGAGCGCCGTACGAAGTGGCAAGCGTGCACGGGACGGGGAGCGCGTCAGCATTTCCCCGCCTCTAGGGTACCTACGGCACAGTAGTGCCCAAGAAATAGGGCAAATGTTCGAGGCCCGGAAGGAGCACGCCCAGTTCGTCGAGAAGAAAACCGGACGACCGCAACGCGTGCAGCTACTCACACGGGAGGTAAACGGCCAAGAGCGGAGCGTATACGCCGTGGTATCGCCCACATACCAATACTATGGCGGCGACCGCTTCCTACAGAATATCGCCAAAGCCGCGCGCCAATTCGGGAGCGACCTTAAGGGCGAGGTGATATACAATCAGGCG